AAAGAGAAAAGGAGGGAGATTAACCATGAACTTTTATATCCTAATCAACTTGAATTTCGCCTTGTTCCATATCCCGGCAATTTAGCTAAACAAAGATATGAAAATCAAACAGTACGTTTGATACATAATCATACTGCAAATAATATTAATATTCCTGTTTTAGATACAATTTCGGCAAGCATTAATGGCAGCCCTATAAGTGTTGTTTATCCGGGTCGATTAGTTGAATTAACTTCTGATTATATGTCTAACCCTGAATATTATTTAGGTGACGCAAGTAGTACAGCCGTAACAGGTGGAACTGTAACAGCTATGCATAACGATAGGCATGGAAATATACCCGAAGGTATGCAGCTAGTAGCGCAAGAAACCCGATATGAAGATTTGCCTGTTAGAAGTGAATATTATGTTGTCGTTATGTACACCAACGGGGTTTTTCAAGGAGGAATTAGATACTACTGGAACGATAGATTGCTTATAAATAGATGGGGTGGATTTGATGAACCAATAAGGACGGAATTTGAGAATAATCCTAATTGGGCTTATCAAGGAGCTGACGGGTTTTGGTACGGGCCTGGTGATCGTAAATCATTAAATCACTATGAAATCATAAGATATACAAAGGAAGAAGTTTCTACTAATATCTTTCAACAATCAACAGAGACAACTGCAACGCCTGACAAGGTTACTGCTGGTGCAACTGGTTTAACTTTTAATGTCACGGTATATAATAACCCGCCAACTTATTCAGCCATTATGCAGGTTAATAATGGAGGGCAAGGATATAATGTCGGAGATTCAATTTATATAAGTGCGCCTACACCTGTTGATTCAAATAGAAAGTTTCATTTAGGCGTTACAAGTGTTGTAAAACAAAGTGCAAGTTTAGTCAATGATGGTGCTTGGCCTGACAAAATAGGGAATGAAATAGGTAGAAATTTAAACCCTTATGACGCTGTTGCAGATTTCGTTTTGTATGACGGTGAAAGATCAAGCCATTTAGATAATCCTGAACACAGTGTTACTTATGTAAATGAAATGCAAGTCACATCAGGGATGCAATATGACAAATTAGCAGTTGCAGGGTTAAGGCTTAATAGTGCTAAAGAGTGGTCTAGTTTTAGTTCGTTTAGTGCCTATATAAAGAAAGGAATTAAGGTCGAAAGATTAATAGATAACAATGGTAATACAGCTAATAATTATAAAGATTCGACTAATATTTTACCTGAAATTGTTTATAGCTTATTGACCGATAGCACGATAGGAGCTGGAAACTTAATCGGGGTTGAGGCAGTTGATAAAGAAGAAATGAGAACAGCGGCGAAGTTCTGCCACGCAAACGGGTTTTATTGGGATGGCGTAATTACTGATTCGCAAAACCTACGTGAATGGATTTTTCAACAAGCATCAACGTGTTTTTTAGATTTCGTTGTTAAAGGTGGAAAGTTTTCATTAGTGCCAAATGTTCCATATAACCTAAGTAGTTATCAAATGGTTAGAGGTGCAACTTTTGCATCACCTCAAGGAACAAATATAAAAATCAAAGCGTTATTTACTGACGGCAACACAAAGGATCTAAAATGTAGTTTCCTTAGTCCAGAGGAACGCAAACCGTTTAGAGCTAACGTTATATATCGAGTAGAAAAAACAAATGGATTTGCAAAGAATAAATTAATTTCACTACGTCTTAATAACAATCAATCAGACAATTCTTGGCAACGAGGTTCTGATCAAGATGGGGTCGAAACATTCGATTTGTCGAATTGGCTAACGTCCTCTGTTCACGCCACTCGGTTTGCCAAATACGCCTTAAGAACAAGACAATTAGTCGATCATGGAATTACATTCCAGTGTGCGCCTCAGTCGGTAATAGGTTTATCACCTGGCGATTACTTTAGGCTTTATTCAGAGGTCACACATACCTCGAGTTTTTCAAATGGGATCGTCTTACCTGATGGAACAATTCAAAGTCAAATTTCTATTAGTAACGGCGATAGTATTTATTATTGGAATCCAAATGATGATGCTAGGAATGGGGAAGTTCAATCCGGCGCAATTTCTATATCAGGAACAAAGGCAACAGGCCCATCAGGAATAAGAGGAAGTGTATTTACTAAAGCGCAAAGCAACGCATCTGATCGAATATATAAAATTGAATCGTTAAGTTATGGAGAAGATGGACTAATTGAATTAGCGGGTTCTTTTGTTCCTTTAACAAGCGCAGGAAGCTTAGCTGTTTTAGACTGGACAGATAGCGATTTTATTTAAATGGCTCAGATAACTTTTCCTGTTGATATAACTCCAACGAGTCGAAACTATTCACCCGGCGAATTTCCGCAAACAGTTTTTGAAGCTCAGAACGGGGCTAAGACTGTTTTACGTTATGGCAATAAAAGGGTCAACGCTTCCCTTTCCTTATCGTTTAAGAACGTCACCGACAATCAAGTAGCTCAAATTTTAGCTAACTACGAAAATATAAATAGCGATTGGGATTACTTAGATTTTAATGGAACTGATGTTTTAAAAGGTATTACACCAACCACAAGCACCCTTAAAACTTATGTAAGAGAATCTAGTTCGGGTTTGCGTTGGCGATATGCAAAGGCGCCTCAAGTATCAAGCGGCACTTATCCCGGCGTTAGTAATGTCTCTTGTTCGTTTGTTGCTTGTCTAGATGGAACTTAATTTTTAATTACTTTTTCTGCTTAGGCCTAATAGCATTACAATAAGCTTAATGAATTGGTAAAAGCAATTGGCGTATTCATCAGGTAAAGACGGTCAATTATTTATTGACAACAGTGGAACGGAGGCGGCCCGTGTTAAATCATGGAGTCTTAACGCATCACAAGACACTATCGATACGACCTTTTTAGGTGATACGGATAGAACTTTTAAAGAAGGGGTTCGTAGTTTTAGCGGTAATTGTGAAATTGCCTATTACAGCGATGCAAATGGAGAATCAGACGCAAAGACATTAATTAACAAAATATTTAAAGCAAGAACGACATCAACAGAGGGGGGCGTTGCAGCCGAGCAAGGTGAATCAACTTTAAAACTTGGCTTTAAAAACTACTTAGGCGCGTTGCAATACATAACCGTTAAGGTTTTATTCACTTCGATGTCAATTACTTGTTCAACAGGGGAGATATTTACAGCGTCAGGATCTTTCACTGTTAATGGAGCGCCTACAGAGGTTGAAGTTTAAATGCCAGTTTATACAGGTCAAACAGGATATATACAATTAAGAAGAACGTCGGGTCATTTCTTTCGGGCGTCATTGGCTCCTAGTGCTGTTAATACAACTAGAAAGCGTTTCGGCGTTGAAAATATGTTGGGTAGTTTAATTACAGGTGACAAAATAACAATTAAATCGGCTGATGGAACAACGGCTTTAGGTCTTATTTCTGGACATAGTGGGGCTGAATGGGCGGGTTATGTAGCAGTTGATGACATTGGTGGATGTCGGTTATATACAACGTTTGCCCTAGCAGTACAGGGAGGTTCTGCTAATGCACTTACATTAACTGCGCCGCCATCAACAAAAGAAATCATTATTGAAATAAATGATGCAAGCTTTAGACCATTAGGAAGAGTAAGAGAATTTAATTTCACGACGACAAGAGAAACGATAAACGTTGATTTGTTAGGCGATGAATTTCAGCAAATGTATAAATCTGGACGGATACAAGGACAAGGGGAAATAAGCGCAGATTTTGAGCATCGATATGTTTCTACTGATCCGGGTTTTACATATAACCAAGAATTTTCAGTTTATTTAGCAAGACTTTTAATGCGCCTTAATAGTGGGTCAGAATTTAAAGGGCGCTTTTTTGTGTATAGAGAATCAACAACATCAAGTAATAATTGTTGGTATGAGGCCGACGCTATTATTACGAATTGCGGAATTGATGTTTCACCCTCACAGATCGTTGCTACTAATATTTCTTTTGTTACCTCTGGACGATTTGAATTAAGAGTTGGAACAGTGCCGGGATTCTTATTAAAACAAGATACAGACTTTATATTGCAAGAGTCAGGCGATAAGATTTCCTTAGAAGATGATGGGTAATATTTCTAAGTATGCTTAAGGCAGTTAATATGTAAACAAAGGTTTAAAGAGTAAAAAATGGCTGATCAGCAGATTTCGCAGTTACCCGAAGAAACTGGAACGGTTGCGTCAAATTTTCCCCTACCGATAGTTAACGTCACCGCTGCTGAAACGCGCAAGATAACTACAGCGAATTTAGCAACAGCAATATTTTCAAATTTAAGCGCAGGTGGTTTAGCAGCATCGAAAGTAGCAGCGGGATATTCAGGGGCATCGTTAACAGATGGAACGGTTACAAATGCAAAATTAGTTAACTCTTCTATTAATTTCGGCGGCGTCAGTGTTGCGTTAGGTGCGTCAGATACAACCCCGGCTTTTAACTTAACTGATGCAACTAATTACCCTGCGTCATCATTAACAGGCACTATCACAAACGCGCAACTTGCGGGTTCAATAGCAGTTTCTAAGCTTGCTTCCTCTGCTGTTTCGTTTGGTGGAATTAGCGTTTCGTTGGGTTCGGCTGATGCAACACCCGCCTTTGATTTAACCGATGCGACAAATTATAAAACGACAAATCTAGTAGGAACAATTACAAATGCGCAGCTCGCGGGATCGATAGCAAATGCAAAATTAGCAAATTCATCTGTTTCGTTTGGGGGAATTTCTCTAGCTTTAGGCGCGAGCGATCCTCATCCAGCCTTCGACCTTCAAGACAGTACAGGGTACAAAACGACGAATCTGGTAGGCACTATCACAAACGCCCAGCTTGCAGGAAGTATTGACGCATCGAAATTAGTAGCAGATAGTTTGACTTCTACTCAGCTTGGAGCAAATTGCGTAGGGGCATCTGAGTTAGCAAACAACGCCGTAGACAGCGGGGCCGTTCAAACAGGAGCTATTGTTAATGACAAGATTGAGACAAGTAGCAGTAGCACAACAGGTATAGACGGGGCTACAAAGTTAAGGGCTGGGAGTGTACCTGCAAGCAAGTTAGACGCCTCAACTGTTGGTAATGGCCTAGCTATTAATAGCAACGTTCTCTCAATTAATAACACAATTACAGGCGCTACAAGCCTCGGATTGACGTTCTCGAATCAGGGAATTTGTACAGGGATAGCAGCTCTTCAAGCTAGTGACCTCTCTGGCGTCTTAGCTACTGCCTCGGCGGTTGGTGTCGTTAAGGTTCCTAGCTCAGGCGGTTTATCGGTTTCGGGTTCCGGCGACCTTTCACTAGCAACGACAGTTACAGCCCATACCACTCGCGGGATTGCTGTTAATGCTTTCGGTCAAGTCACTTCTATCAGTGCAACTGTTCCAAGTGCGAATTTACCTGTTGCGAGTACGACTGCAATTGGCGCGATCAAAGTTCCTAGTACTTCATCACCTTTAACCGTCGATGGGAATGGAATTTTGACGATTGGCGTTAGCGGAGTTACAGCCGGATCAGGTTACACAAAATTCAATGTGACCGACAAAGGAATCGTTAGCAGTGCAGGTGCCTTGGCTGCCAGCGACATACCTAATATTTCTGCCGCCTTGCTAACAAGTGGAACTTTAGACATCTCTAGAATTGCGAATAATGCGATAGGAGGGGCGCTGTTTTCAGATGCAAGTACGACGTTATTTGGTGGCCCCGGATCAACTAGCAATATCGTTACATTCCCCTCGGCATCCTTTAAAGGGCAGCGGTTTTGGGACGAATATCATGGTGATGAATATATATGGACGGGATCATCTTGGCAGGCTGTAACGATTACGGGTGGCGAATTAATCTATGGAGGTACATACAATGCAGCGTCAGGGCAGAATAAGGTTGCATCAGTAACGACAGCAGGCGCAGCCGCCGGACTTCAAACAGGGACAGGATTACCAAGCCCTAGCGCCACAAATATACGCGTTTATGTGGTCGTATCGGATAGTGGAACAGGTACAGGAAATGCACCGAATGTAGCCTTAGCACCGCCTGACATGTTGGTGAGTAATGGCACTAACTCATGGGATTTAGTCGATGTTTCAAATGCAATCGCCGGTCAAACTGCGTCGAATATCAGTTTCACCCCATACGGAAATTTAGCCTCAAATAACGCTCAGGCGGTAATTCAAGAATTAGACGACGAGAAAGTTGGGAAGGCTGGAATTAACGTTATTACTGGTACTTTAGAAATTGGTACGACAGGCATTCTGAAGTTTGAGGGATCAACAGCGAACGCCTATGAAACGACCCTACAAAATATTGACCCTCTAACTGCTGATCGTGTTCTTAGCCTGCCTGACAATACAGGAACTTTAGTTTCAACTGGGTCAAGTGGTGTCGTCACCTCGGCAATGATCACTGATGCAACGATTGTTAATGCTGACATAAGCGCAACAGCAGCCATCGCACTTTCAAAACTAGCGGCGGTTTCAGCGGGTCAGATTTTAGTAGGAGCTAGTGGAACAGGAGCAATAACAGCGGTCACAGTTTCAGGAGATATAGCCCTTACTTCAGCGGGTGCATTTAGTTATGTAGCAGGTTCGATAAGCAATGAGGATATAAATGGATCAGCAGGCATAAGCGCTTCAAAGATCGACGTAGCAAGTACGTCACAGGCCGGATGTGTTCAGTTATCCTCGGCTGTCACAAGCACCTCGGCGACTAAGGCGGCCACCCCACTAGCTATTAAAACTGTAAACGATTCGTTAACAACTACAACCGCTACAGCCGATGCTGCATTGCCAAAATCAGGAGGGGTTCTAACAGGACATTTAACTCTTGACGATGAAAAAGAATTGAGATTTAGAGAGGAAGACGCAGGGGGTGATCACTATATAGCTCTTAAGGCAGCGGCGGCACTTGCAGCAGATGTAACCCTCACATTACCGACAAATTCTCCCTCGGCTGGTTTTGTCCTCAAGGCCGGAAGTAGTACGCCAACTAATCTTGAATGGGCTGCTGATAGCGTCACCGACTCAAGCAAAATGCCACTCGCGGGAGGCACATTCACGAATGACGTAACCTTTACGGGGGATGCCATTAATGGGTTATGGGATAAGTCACAGTCAGCATTTGTTGCGAACTTAACTGGAAACGTGACTGGTACTGCTTCTAATAATGCCGTTTTAACAGGCTCAACTAACAACACGATCGCAACGGTTACAGGAGCTAATTCTTTAGCTGGTGAAGCCAATCTTACTTTTGATGGGACTAATTTAAAAGTTAATTCTTCAGACGGTGGTTCGCATCATACAATCAGACTTAATACAACAACCAATAATGCAATAAAAGATGTACTACATCTTCATTCATCTGTAGATAGTGCGACGGCTGCTGCTGGTTATGGAGTCAGATTAAATTTTTCTGGTGAACAATCAAATGGTAATGAATATACTTTTGGTGGAATAGCAGGTTTATACGTTGACGGAAGTGCAAATAATGGGCATCTTGCATTTTACACAAATAATAGTGGAACAAATAGTGAAAGGATGAGGATTTTAAATTCGGGAAATGTTGGTATAGGAACAGCAGATAATTGGGCAAAATTAGTTATAAAAACAGACAGTAGTAATACAAGTCTTACGGGACATAATTACCTAGCTTCACAGTCTGGTATTGCTATTGAAAATGGCAGTACAACAGATGGTTGTTTTAATGCTTATACGTCAAGGGTTAAAAATGCTGCTGGTACACAACAATCTGCATCAATAGCTTTTAAAAGTACAGCTAGTGGTCAGACACCAGAAATTCATTTAACGCAAAGGACTGGATCAGGTACTCAAGCTTCAGCCCTAACTATAGATAGCTCACAAAACGCGACGTTTGCTGCTGGTTTAACAGTCGATACAAATACACTTCACGTTGACGCTACGAATAATCGGGTTTTAATAGGAAGGACTACAACAAATACAGGTTATCCGCTTTGTGTTGAAGGAGATAGTAATGGAGAAAACATTTTAGTTATTGGTCGAAGTGCAGATGATATTAGTGAAATTGGCTTTTTTGAAAATGATACAACGACAAGATTAGGAGAAATTCAATACCGTCAGGACCACGTTAATTTCAGGCATCGTGTTGGTGATATTTGTTTTGCGGCTGGTGGCTCAACGGAGATGATGCGGATCGACTCAAGTGGTCGTTTGTTGTTGGGATTTAATGCTTCTCAGAGTATTTATGGCTCTCAAGCTGCTTTCCAAGTTTCAGGTACAGGTTTTGCCACGTCAACAATATCAATTCGGAGAGATCAGGATAATCATCTTGCAGGTGGAATTGTGTTTGCTAAATCTAGGGGATCTCAAGGTGGAGTTACTGTTGTCCAATCAGGTGACTCCCTTGGGAGTTTAATTTTTGCTGGTGCTGATGGAACGGATTTAACGTCTACTGGGGCTGAAATTGAAGTTGAAGTTGATGGTACTCCAGGTTCAAATGATATTCCTGGACGTATTCTTTTCAAGACAACAGCAGATGGAAGTGCAGGTCCAACCGAACGGATGCGGATTGATAGTTCGGGAAATATTGGTATAGGTACTACCTCTCCTAATAGTTATGCAAATCAAACAACACTAACAATTAATGGTACAGATAATTCACGTTTAGATTTAGAAGTTGCTGGAACATTAAGAGGTTCTATATGGGCAAATAGCGGAGGTATAGGAATAGATGCAGGAGCAAATGATATAGAATTTTATGCTGGTTCAGCTGAGAGACTTAGAATTGCAACAAGCGGAGCCGCCACGTTTTCTGGAAATGTATCAGACGGCAAAGGCAACCTGCGTTCTATACCTGCTAATGCTAAATCTTCTTCATATACCTTAATTGCTTCTGATGCTGGAAAATGTATCCCAAACACAACAGGAG